TGTCTGTTCTTTCTATGTGGTGGTGAATCTACTATACTGGTTTTTAGCTCACCGTGGTGGTTGAGCAGTTGCACACTCCAAGGATGCAACAAGGCCCTAGGACATCTGTTCTCCTAGGGCCTTCATCTTTGCCTAATCTTCGAGCTTGTTTTCGCCTAAGAATTGTTGCTCGGCTTTGACTGCTGCGTGAACCAAAGCGTCAGCCTCTTCTCTCATGCGAGCCTTCATAACCTTAGAGATGTCCTCAATGGCCGTCAGCGTGGCCGTAGAGGCTTTAGAACGCTCAGCCTGTGCGTAGAGTCGTCTAAGGCCGTCTAGGTCGTTGTAAGCGCCTAATTTGGTTGCTTCAGCGATTAGTTCAGGTTCGCTCTTGCTGGGAATGACCTCGGCTGGCTTTCCAGCAGCTTTAGACATCTCCTCTCGGCTAGGGCGTGAACCCTTAGCACTGAATGAGAAGGTGGCAAGTGCGCGGCCTATGGCACTGGTGGCACAGTTCTCAACCCAGCTAGTTGCATTGACTCCCTTAGCGCTCACAGACTCTTGAGCGAAGTCAATAGATACTGGGCGAGGGTCTTCTCGGTTGTCAAAGATTGATGCTTTGATGACAACTTCTTTTTCGTTGATCAATACTATTTCGGTGTGAATTCGACCTGCTGGGTAGGTTTCCCAGAATCGGTGAATGCGTGAGTCAACGGTTTCGTATTGGGATAAATCAAAATAAGCCAATTAGGGCCTCCTGGTGGTTGAATAGGTAATCACCAGAATAGCAACAGTTTCTGACTATTTGTCTTTTTTGTCCTTAGACTGCACAGATTGGATTGCATCGTTCATAAGACTGTTGAAGTCATCTTCTCGAACTTGACCTTTTCCTGCGTAGGTGAAGCTCAATCCCATGATTAGACCTAGGACTGCACCAGTAGCACCAAAGGCCGCCGATTGCGCCGCTGGCAATTCGTAGATTGAACCAGCACCCATGAAGGCAATACCAGCGCCTAGACCGAAAGCAATAACCCTGGCGAGCCTTTTCGCGAGCCTTTTCACTTGCTCTTCTTCGCAACTGGCTTCTTTGCAACTGGCTTCGGCTTGTCTGCGTCAATCATCTTGAATAGATCAATGAGGATGTTGCGTGAAGCTGCGTGAGGAACTGGGGCTTTGGCTGCTGATGCGTGAAGGTGTGCGCCTGTAGATGCAGTGCCGGTGTCCCCGATTTTGCCAATAACAGTCTTACCTGCTTCGACAGTTTCGCCTCGTTTGAGCGGTGACGCCTCTTGCAGGTGGTTGTATTCGATGAACACTTCGTCATTGAATGAGCGGATGATAACCGAATGCCCAAGTTGCTCGGTCGAGAAGACTTTAGCCACCACACCAGAACGAATGGCTGTGATTGGTTTACCTGCTGAACCTGTGGTGAATCCCCAGTCACTGCCTCTGTGAGGTTGTGTGCGGTATGAGGCGAAGTTGCCAAGTTCGTCACGCCGTTCTGCTCCTGCGCCTTTGATTGGCTCATGATAGGTCATGTCCTTACTCACTTGGCTTGTCCTCTGCTACTGCTTCCTCAATAATCTGAGCTGCGGTCTTTTTGGTTGGCTTTGGTGATGCTGGTGACGGATAAGCGCCTGATACTGCTGAACCCATTTTTATACTCCTATAGCGTTTTGAATGATTGAAACGATTGTGCCACCGATAGCACCAGCAAAGCCCATGAATACCCACATCTTTTTCTGCAGGTCGCGGACATCTCTCTCTAATGCTCGGTAGGCTCTAACTTCGGTTTTGACCTCGGCAACATCTTTCACCAAGGTAATTAGCAGGTCGCGGTCTGATTGGTCTGCCATTAGCCGATAGGTCTCAGGGTTGCTTTGCATCCGCCACATTCGGCGGTGGCCCAGTCATCTTCAAAAGTGTATTCGACACCTTTGTTAGGGCAGTTGGTTTCTTCGCATTGGAACTTGCTCATTAGACAGCCTCATAAATTAGGGTTGCGGTGTAAACATCGGCAGCGTTAGGGACAACTGGGACAGTGTTTGAAGCTGCAACCCAGATTGCATAAGTTCCAGCAGAGTTGAACACTCGCATAGTGAAAGTTCCAGCAGATGACAGATAAGCCTGTGCAGGGTAAATTGAACCGCTTGAATCGTCAATTACAGCCTGGGCGATGATGTTGGTTGCTTTTGGTGTGACCGGCACTGATGCGGTGAATGTTCCTGATGCGGTGCTTGTTGATCCATAAGTGAACTTGAATCGAACAACTACAGTTTTACCAATTTGGGCATAGGCGCTGGCAAAAGTTCCGTTGCCAACAGTGAAGTTGGTGAGGGTAGGTGTGTAGGCTGTCCAACCAGCATTGTCGAATGCGCTGTCAAGCTGTGACGCCAACAAGGGTTGACCTGATGTGAAGTCAAAGTAAGCCATTTAGAAACCTTTCCATAGTTCTAAGTTTATCTGCCAGTCTGTCGGAGTTATGGCATGTGTGACTCGTGACACGATGTAATCGTCAGTGAAACTAACATTCCCTTTTTGAAAGTCAATGTTTACCGTTTGCAGAAATAGTGCGTTTAGGAAGTAACCTGTCGAGAACTTGCCTGTGTCAAGGATTGGATTGAAACCAATTTGTTTAGCCTGGCGAATGTCATTTTTGACTGAGGTTCGTGCTAGCCAAAGGGTTAGCAGGTTGTCTGACGAAACATTGACTGTGGCTTCCAATACGGTTCGACCGAATAGATCAATGGAGTCTGTGTTGGATTTGGTTTGAGTTGCTCCGCCAGTGGCTCGGGTTGCTTTGATTTCGTTGACAGCATCTGAACCTGTTGCACCGAGAACAATGTCATTGATGCATAGGTGGTTTGGGTCGTCTGAGTGTGTCGTTGAAAATAGCAGGTTTGGTGGGTTGTCTGCGATGTAGTTGTGTAGCACATTGTAGGCGTAGAAACTTAGCGCGCCTGTGTCTAGGTCTAGGTAGGCCATGCCAAGCTCTGCGTCTGTTAGTTCGTTCAAGATTTCGCCAACACTGTAATTATCATAAGCGTATTGAGGGGTATAAACCCAAGGTGTGCCAAAGGTGTTGATGAATCCGCCTGGCATGTAAGGCTCTAACGCTGTCAGTGCCTCGCTGAGAGGTGAAGGGCTTGAAGGTGTGGTGAATGACGGAATGATTGTGTTTATTGCGTTCTGCAGGGCATCAGCGCATTGGAAGGTTATGACATTAGTTCCGTAGAAGTCATAAGCGACATCGTAGGCAGTGATTTTGCCTTCGAATAGTGTCAACCAGACTAGAGGGTCAGTGTCAGGCTGGGGTTGGTATGACACTCGGATGTCTGTGCCAACATGGACAGCGCGGTTGCTGTTTGGATCATAAGTTTCTGACTGCATGACAATGGTTGCTGTTGCTGGTGCTGCTTGGGTCATGAAGCCTGTGTTTTGGTCGAAACCGATTGAGAAGTCAACATTGACAACATCGGCAAGAGTGTCAACATAACTGAAACCGCCAGTGTTGGCTAGAACATCTGGGCCGTCTAGCAGTGATTGACCAAGGATGAAGACACCTGCAGTCGGGAGTCCTAGTTCAACTTTGATGTGTTGTTTGAAGTCAAAGATGTCATTGGCCATTAGCTGACGAACTTTCGGCCGTTGGTTTTCTCATAGTCCATGATTGCTCGGACTACTTCCTGACCGGTCACTGAGGCTTTATTGATGTTGATAACATACTGACTGCCACCCATGTTGCCAAGTCGGTCAAGTGGGATGATTGCCTCAGCTGAACCAGCCTCACCAACATTGACTGCTGTTCCACCTGCACGAGGTAGGACAACACCACCTGTTGCCATTTGAGGCATGTATGAGCGTGGGTCAACATTTCGAGGGTTCTGTTGTTGCTCAAACTCGGCTCGGTCATCTTGGTTCATAAGTCTGCCAAGTGCGTCCCAGTCTCCACTAAAGAAAGCGTCAGCCATTTTGCCCTGCTTTTCAATGTTGAATCCAAGCCAGTTGAAACCTTCAACAGTGTCAGCGATTAGACCGCCGAGGCCTTCAATACCAGCAACAACACCGTCTAGGAAGGCTGTGCCTTGTTCAGAGTTCAACCACTCGGCAAAGTCCTGCAGGTAAGGCAAAAGTTTAGTTCCCAGTTGCTCCTCAAGGTCAGCGAACTGGACAGCGATAAGGCTCATCGGGTCAGCCTGTGCTGCAGTCTCAGCCATACCCTCGTAAGTGTCAGCCAATTCCTTCATAGGGTCTTTGGCTTTGGAGATACCTGGCACAAGCTTGTCTAGGGCTGTCAGTTGTCCGCCGTGGGCTTTAGCCAACAAAGTTGAAACAGTTAGAAGGTCTTTACCTGTTCCTGCTGAAACATCCAAAGCCAATTCCATGAGTGTGTTGGCTTCAGTGACATCCTCAGTTGAAGCAACTAGTTTGCCGTAGGCTGGGCGGATTTCATCGTCTAGAACGCCAGTGGTGTTCTGCCATGCATTGATCTGTCCCTCAACACTGTCAATCACTGCCTCGTTTGCGCTTACAGTGTTCTTTAGAGTGCCAGCAAGAATGGCCTGTGCTTTAGTGTCTTCACGAGCTGCAGTTGTGGCATCTGTTAGGCCTCTAGTAAGCGCTGCGAACGATAGACCTGCAGCAATACCGGCAAGGCCTCGGCGCATACTGCGAGAGAATCCGCCAACCTTCTTGTCCATCTTCTTCAGGTCGTTCGTTGCGCCTCGAGTTGCGCGAGCAAGGTCTTTGAACTCACCAAGGATTTCAACCTTTGCCACTAGAGCCATTATTTGCGCCTCTCGTTTAATACTTCTATGAAAGCCCGATACTCGGTGAGTGTCAGGTTTTTGTATTCGCTAGGGCTTACGCCTGTTGCCAATACGAACTCCGCCATCCGTTTAGCCGTGGTTTCGGCTATTCCCCTTTTGGGTCTGTTGTTCCCCTAATTAGTGCATGAGCCTGTGTCATCGTCAACTGCGCTGCATCTGCCATAGTGAAACTAGGGTCAGTGCGCTTTTTGATGATGTAGACAGTTGCAGTTAGTGAACGGCCTCGGGGTTTGCCTTTCGCCATTAGATCGTCAATAGGAACTCCAGTGAGTTGCTCCCATTCGGCGACCTCTGCAAGGTTCATCTCTTTAGGTTCGGTGTTCTGTTCGGTCATCTTAAAATTCTTCCTTTTGCCATTTGGCTAGTAATGAGTGCTTCCATTTCTTCATAGTATCTGCGAAGAATTTCGTCACGGTTATAGCCTAATGCACGAGCCAAGAATGGTTGAGGTTTGATGTTCTTCATCTTGCCTGTTTTAGCTGACTTAGACCAGCCCCAGTGAATAGGGTTCGCATAAGGAACAGAACTATTGTTACCTGCTTGAATTGCGACTGATCTAACTGTTGCTGAAATCTTTACTGTCCTCAGCAACTTGCCAGAGCGTCTAGGTGTCAGACTTTTTGCATCCCGGAGGATGTCCTGAGCAGCCTCTCGGTTGGCAGCATTGATTTCCTTTTGAGGAGTTCCAATGATTTTGAGAGAGCGATAAAGCTCTTTCGTTCCAACAACCTTGAGGCCACTCTGGGCTTGCATAAGACTACGCTGAGGTTACTTTGGTTAGGCCGAAGTAAATTGGTGGAGTTGCAGCAGGAGTGTGAACATTGCTCTTGACAGTTAGTTCAACCTGGAACTGTGAAACATCGCCAGAAGTCAACGACAATGGAGGAAGCATGTCGAAGATTACTGTGCCAGTGTAGTGAGGTAGCGCAGTGGTTGGGGTAGTGTTTCCACCAGGTGCAACAGTGAAAGCAACCTCAGTGCCGTAGTTAGCCCAAAGCAACTGATAAAGTGATGCGCTGTCGCCTGAAGTGATACCGGTTAGAGCTAGTTTCCACTCCTGACCTGCCTGAACCTCGCAGAAGGTGCGAAGGTCGCCAGAACGGTCACCAATGGTTAGTTCAACAACCTGTGCATCGCAAGCGTAGTCGGTGCTGTTGATTTTGAAGATAATGTTTTTTGCAATAATGCGAGTTGAAGCAGCCATTGTTGGCAACCTTTCTAAAGTGTGATTCTCAGATCAACGGAGATTGAACTGGTGAGGTATTCGGCATTGTTTACAGCCCACAGATAGGGTTGACCAACTGAACCTAGTTTGGCGTATTGCGGTAAAGCCAATACAACATCCTGAATTAGTTCGTCTAACTTCTCTGAGGCCTGTTTGTTTGTTGCTGTAGCTGCAACGCATACGAGTTCAAGATTGAGGATGAACTCTTTATCTATTGAGTCAGCGGTTAGGTATGGTGAACCTGAGTTGACTATCACAATCGGCGGAGTGACGCGCTCTGGCACATAGGACAGAATGCGAATCCCAGCAAGGTCTAGGACATCACTGAATTGTTGTTTTGCCAAAGTGATTTCGTTAGTCATTAGACACCATAGCCACAGTAAGGCAGTAGCAACGGGTAGACGGCCGTCATAGGGTCGCGTGCGACTCTAACTGCCGAACCGTCTCCCGAAGCAAACTGGCTGATGCCGTTAGGTGCGCTGCGTCGGTGGAAGAGTTCTGATGCACAGATAAGGATTGCCTGTTTGTGGATGTCATTTGGGACAGTATCAATGTCTCCGATGAATCGACCAACATGAGCATTACCTGCGTCTAGGCAGATGTGAGGGAAGTCGGTTTCATCCGTTCCCACATAAGCCTGGAACTCTGCCAGCGTCACAGCGACCATTAGCGAACCTACTAAGCGGTTACGTCTAGTTTGACGATTGCGCCCTCGAAAGGAACAGTAATCGCAGCATAGCCGTAAACCGAGATTGAGTCGGTCAGGGTGGTGATGTCGCCGTCGGTTAGTCGAACTGGTGAACCGGCAGACTCTAGCAACTGAACAGCCTGTGAGTTAGCCATGTAGACAACACCGGTTGCAAGAGCTGGGTCAACGATAACTGGAAGACCTAGCAATGAACCGCGAAGACCAGGGATGTTTGCTGAACCGATGTTGTTCACACCTGCTGCGTCAACATTTACCACTGGGCGACCGTCTGAACCTGCAACGGTCATGATCTTCACATAAGCGTCTGGAGCTGCGATGATGAACTCTGGGCTTAGGCCTGAGTTTGCCTGAATGTAGGCTGCACCGTTTGCAACACCTTCGATTAGTGAGGCAGCAGTTCCGCCGTCAGCATCGAAAATCTTGCCAGTCCAGGTTAGACCTGCAAGCTTGGCAACAACAGCAGCGTTGGTTGCGGTTGCATAAGCAACTGACAATGCGCTAAATGCTGCGTTCAAGAACGGAACTGAAGAGCGTTCAATAGTCTGGCGTGAGAATGAGGTGTAGCCACCATAGGTCTTGACATCTGCTGAAACAGCGTCAATGGCTAGGTTGCCGAATGATAGAGCCTCGTTCTCAGGTGACTGCTCACCGACAGCAATGGTGTTGCTTGAGATTGCTGCGTATTCTACGGTTAGGCCTGACTGTGGCAGGGCTGCGCGTGAGAATGCTGAAGCGGTTGGGCGGTTGTTGGCAATAAGGGTGTCAACATAGCCTAGGAAGCCTGGAAGGGCTACAGTGTCGGCTGAGGTGGTTGCTGCACGAGCAAGCTGCTTGGCATCTTCGTCGCCTGCAACGAGAGCCTTAGCGAACTCTCCCTGTGAACGGAACTTTGGTGC